ATTGAATGCCTCAATGATGAAGTCAATGTCAAAGCGGGTGGCAACACCACGTCTCAGGGCGTCGATGGCATTGTGGGTTTTAATTTGCACATCCACCATGCCAGCCTCTGCCACTGGCTTTAAGCCGTTTAGAACCCACGCCAATGGATCAAGCAACTGCGGCTTTGGCTTGTAACTTGAACGCTTTCTCACTTCAGCAACTCATTGATCTGTTCATTCAAAAGGGCCCCTAGATCGCGGCCACGAACCGCAACCATTTGAGCCTCTTTGCAGTCATAGATAACTTTGGCTGCATCGCGGATGGCTTTGTTGTAGCCACTTTTATAAACATCTCCGCCGTCCAGCATCATCACAATCGCATCCCTAACTAAAGCAGAGGCCTGCCTATGCTGGGCTGCCTCCTTAATGCGCTCGTAATACTCCGGCGGAAGGTAAACCGAATACGGTATTAACTTGCGTGATTCCATTTAAGAAACTCCTCATAAATTGTGTTCAACCGATTGCGGGCCTGCTCATTGGTTTTTAACTCGGCGCGTGACTGAACGCCCAAATAGTTCCGCAGCCACTCAGCCGCCTCATCCTCTAAGGCATTCATGATCTGCAAGTCATCGATTAAATATTGCCAAAATGCCGGGTTGCGACATAGGGCTCCAGCCTTAGAGACGTACTGATCACCGGCATACTCTTGCTCACGAATCAAAGGCTTGTCCACCGCATTTAGCCTGACCATGACACATTGATACCGGGCCCCTACAAAGTCGCGCAGCAACTCTTCGGGGATTTCGTCCGGGTGCATGCGCAGCGTTAGCACATACCCCTCCTTGTCTTGTTTGATCGCCAACTTAATGGCTTCAAATTGCAAAGTTTTCATGGCGACCATCTCTAAAAAGGTATGTCCGAGTCATCCACAGGGGCTGGGCGAGGCGCTGCTCGGGGCGCTGCCGGGGCATCTGGCTTCACATAAGGCTCAGAAGCCTGCATAGACAAGCAGTCCTTACCATTGATGATCTTGACCCATCCTGAGATTTGAAGCGTCACAGTGGACTGCCCTGTGGTCTTGGTCAACATTTGACGCAGGAACTCTCTGTCAAGGACTAGGTCGCCGCGCTTGTCAGGGTGCTGCTCTGTGCGTTTGTAATCGTTGGGCCACAAAGTGCCGGTGTTGGGTTTGGGGATGTATGTGCTCATGCTTGCTCCGTAAATTTATTTTTAACTGTGGTGAATTTAGCCATCAACTCTGTAAAGAAATCCGCATCGGTTTTCTTGACAACATCAAACAGCTGCTTGTTTTTCCTGAATATTTTCATAACATCGTCTTTGGTTTGTGTGTATTGCAAGGCCAAGCTTGCCGCCTTATCCACCGTAGCCAACCAGTCCTCGACCGAACCGTCCGGGCCCAGTGTTACTTTCATCGTCCACTCACCCTCGTCGCCCTCAATGCTGGCCGGAGGTCTTGGCTTGGCTAAGGGTGGTGCAGAAGGTGCAGCTACTGGACGTGCCGCCTGTTTGGGGGTATCAGCGCCAGCAGTCGAATCAATCACATCATGCTCAACGATTTCCATGGCAGTCATCCACAGATAACGGCGTTGGTAAGACTCGGTAGCGCCTAGATTTTGGATGGGATGGGCCCCTTTGAGGTTGGCATCGGCCATTGGGGAGGTGATCATCACCATCGTGCCGTCTTCAGTGTCATAGATCGCTAACTCGGCATAGTCAGCCTTGAAGCTAACAATCCCGCACAGGCCAATGTCATAGAAGATCTGCTGGATAGCAGGGATAAAGTCACCCAACTCAAAGTAGGTGTAGCCAGCAAACTTGTTGAGGCCAGACTTCTTGAGTTCTGTGGATTGGAGCCGGATTCTGGCTTCCATTAATTTGCGATGTACTGTCATTTTCTAGCTTTCTTGATTGGTTTACGAATGGTGGGTGTCTCTTCATTGGAGCCGGTCTCTATGAGCAGCTTCTCCAAGCAGTGACGGGCTTTGCGGAGATCCAAACCGCCGCCTTTCTCTGGGTAACGGGCTAAATACTTGATGACATTGCCACGCAAGTAGCCTTCAAACTGTTCGGGGGTCATCCATGCTTTCATGGCATCCCACGGCTGCACCTCTTTATCTATGTAATGTCTACCCCCTGCTTGGTAATTCTTGAAACTCATACTTCCTCCTTAGTTTGATAATCGCGCCATTGGACGCACCACTGATTTACTGAACAAAAGTTGGCACAGCGAGTCCGCTCTCCCAACCTCACATCCAGCTCGTAATCTTTCCCCAAGCCAGCCAGCGCCTCTTCAGCCGCTTCTGACGTTTCATGCAAAGACTTGGCTCGAACCCCACCTTTCTTGCGAATCGCATACACGGTAGGCTTCTCCCACATTTGCGCCGGAGTACAGGGCGGCAACGCCTCGCCGGTTTCCATAGAAAATTCACAGGCAGAGTGCTGCGCTATACGATCTAGGACGAAGGCCTCACGATCCTCGTAAGACCACAGCTTGATGGGGAGCTCTTTGATAGGGGCTTCAGGATACCCCTCTCGATTGGCGGCATCCCGGCGGTTCCAGTCCCGGACGATAGCCACAATTCCCAAGTCCAAAACCTTGACGTTGCGCACCTTTTCTACCAGCCACGCATAGATGTTTAGCTGCTGCTCCCACTCCACCTTGTCGTTCATAGTCGCCCATGCACTAGTGGTCTTGTAGTCCCGGATCTGTATGCCCTCGGGGGTTTCTATTTGCAGGTCAATGGCACCACTGATATGCCAGCCGTCCAGCTGGGCATGCAGCCTAGCCTCAACAATGTGGTTGTCGTCCTTCCCGTGCTCCAAAACGGTATGCACCGCTGAACCAAAGATAGACCACACCATGTCGGCTACGTCCTCCTCCAATTCATCTTGATGCGTCTGGGTTAGCGCCACAATCTTGGGGCTATTGATAAGCTGGGTAACGCTGAGATTAGCGCGGCCCTTGCTGTAGGTTGGCCGCTTGACGACATTTACGAACGTCTGCGGTATGTTGAATTTGTTGGTCAAAATCATGTCTGTTTTCCTCCAAGTTGTTAGACACAAACAAATTCTGCAATACTTTTATCCGCATGTCAACAGGTTGTACCCATATAAATTCATGTGTTGCATTTTTGAACGGGCAGTGTTACGATTCGCGCATGCACATACAACTGTTACTCCCCTACCCCCCAAGCGTCAACCACTACTGGATGTCGAGCGGCAATATGCGCTACATCAGCAAGCGGGGGCTAATGTTTAGGCAGGCTGTAGCAGAGGAGGCGGCCACGCAGGGGATCGTAGGCCTAGAGGGGCGCTTGGCAGTGCATATCGCCCTGTTCCCGCCAGATCGCAGAAAGCGTGATGTGGATAACGTGCTCAAGGCTTTGCTCGATGCCTGTGAGCATGCCGGGTGTTACGAGTCTGATAGCCAGATCGATGAGCTACACATCGTCCGGCAAGAGGTCAGAAAAGACGGCGGTTGCACGATCTTAATCCTTGCCATATGATGGGTGCGACTGCTAATGCAGTTGCCAAAGGTAAGTTTAAGGGGGGTTTCGGCCCCCCTTTTTTATAGCCCGGCGTCCTTGCGCATCTCAATGATATCGTCCAGCATTTCTTGCTTCTCCAGCTGTAGCAGCTTGATTTCCTCGCGGCGCTGCACTGGAGTCATACCGGTATCCTTGCTTTCACCGTAGTAACGGATCTCAGCATTGATCTCTTTGAGCTCGCTGTCCATCTTATTAACCTCTTGGTAGAAGTCTAGGATGTCGCTGTATTTCTCTTCGTAAGCATCGGCCTGCTTGTCGTCTTCCCGCTCCAGCATCTTGGCGTAGGTGCCGTACCGCTTGTCCACCTCGGCCTTAAAGTCATAGAACAGATCTTCATTGCGACGACCAACATCTGCCCGTAAGAACGGGCCTGTGATGGGCTGCTGCTTGTCGGTCATGGCCGCGCGCTCACCACTGGCAACGGCGATGCTATTGGTGAACCACTGAGCCATAGCGCCAGCAGTGCCAAAGATGCCCCTGATGATGTGATCGGCTTGGAGAGGGTCTAAGAGTCGAGTCTCTTTGGTGCCCGTCAAGCTGGACAAGAATTTGCCTGCCTCACTGGTTTCTGTTGTATAGCGCTCAGCGGCCTCCAGTTTAGCCAAGGACTCAGGAACAACAGGACGACCTGTGAAGAAGTCTTTGTTCAAACCAATCTCCAAAATCTGCTTGGCACCAGACGGTACAGGGGTAGGGCCGAGCAGCATGTCTATGGCAGCCTCTTTCAATGCCGTGCGCAAACGACGCGCATCCACCGCGTTCTTTGTACCCTCTTTGATGATCTTGTTGTAGATCATCTCAGGTACAGCCTTGTAGAAATAGGCGGCACTGGTGTTCATTGGCAAGAGAATCTTGGTGCCCGGAATCATGAAATTCCGCATCTTGGTCTGGTCATCCATCTGGTTGTACTCTTCATCATCACCAACCAAGAAGCAGTACAGCAGAGTAATGCCGGTTAACAATGTGCCGGTCGCAGCCAGACGGGCCAGCGCATTCGCGCGGCTTCTGCCTTTCAAGCCTCCGCCAGCCAAAGCCTGAACCAAAACATCCATAGAGTTGGCAGAAGCACCGGCAAAAGGAACAGTCTTCACGATCGCCTGTGCAACCTGACCGGAGCCGTGGTGCAAGAAGTTGATCACATTGGCCGCTTGATACAGGGCTTGAGTTTCATTGCCCGTTTCTGCCAAAACGCGCTTGTACACAGCCACACGCTGGGCCATGTCCGAGGCGTCGCCAATATGATCCAAGCCCTTGATCACAAAGTCAAAGACGTTGCGGTTCATGATTCCCAGACGGCGCTTGATCTCCGCCTCCGGAGTTCTTGCGGCGCTTTGGAAACCACCAATACCTGCCGACTTCAGAATCTGCACTGTTGGATCCGTGTTAAGCAAGCTGGTTACAAAGCCCTTGTATATGCCACCCATCAGAAGCAGCGGATGCCGCACGCCAGTCACAAGTGCTGCCGTAGGCGCATCCTTGAACACCTGCTTAATCTGGAACACGCCCGACAAAGTAATTGTGCGGCGGGTAAAGTTAGCCACCGCTGCCAATGGGGCCAGCATGGCGATGTCCAAACTCTCCATCCCAAAGATAGATTCCGAAATCAGTGGGTCTTGTATTTCCACCACTACGCGCTGACCATTGACCACAAAATCAAATCTTCCCCGCTCACGTTCAGCTTTGGGGAACATCATGATCTTGCCATTTTTGTCACGGGTTGCATACTCCATGACAATGCGCTGGGCAGCCGCCTGACGCAGCCCGTTCATGGTCATACGCATGACGTTGCGGGTCATGTTGTCAATGATGTTTTCAATCTCTCTGCTGGCCTTGAACACCACCAGATCGCCTTCGGTGACTGGCACATCGAGCTTGACTTGGCCGTCCGCTGTAGCAGTGATCTTGTCTTGAGCTACAGGATTTCCATTGATCTCAACCTCCAGCACGGTAGCCGGTTGGATCTTGAAGGTTTGCTGACCCTCCTTAGCCACAACGTCAGTGATGACCGTGGGAACACCCTTCTTGAACAGTTTCTCCAGACCAATGTTGGTCATCTTTCTGTTGGTGGTTTGTGCGGGCGAATGAACGTCCGTCTCATCATTCATGATCCGCTGCCAAGGCACATAGTCTGTGATGTTGGACAAATTATCGTATCGCTTCTGTGAAAGAAGTCCCACTTGTCGCCAAAAGCCCAACATGTTTTTGTTGACGGCAGACCAATTGTTCATGATCTGGCG